AGACAATTACACAAAGCGGTATTTCTTCCGTAGTCAAAACACATTACTCTGGTATGACACTCTAGAAGAAGCAGAGTTTGTCCACGGGTCTGGTCCAGAATCTGGTATTAAGAGTTTTCTCTATGTTCCAGGGTCTATTATGGATAACCCTATAGGCTTGGAATCTAATAAAGAATATATTGCTACTCTTAAAGCTCTCCCTACAACTGAATGTAATCGACTACTTTACGGGGCTTGGGTAAAAGAACAAAAATCTGGCTTCTTTAAAAGAGATTGGATAAAATTTGTAGATTACCCAAATCCAACTGCACATAAGCGAGTTAGAGCTTGGGATTTGGCATTCTCAGAGCCGAGTGAGGCGCGTCCTTCTGTTGATGCTACAGCAGGTGTACTTATGTCAAAGGATAAACTAAGTCACTATACTATCGAAAACGTAGTAGTCCTGAGAAAACGTGTACACGAAGTAGAGAAGGCTATTTTTGATACAGCAGAGACTGATGGCAGAGAAGTAATAATTAGCCTACCGCTCGACCCAGGCGCTACTGCAGGGGCTTACTGTAAAGACTTAGCTAGACGACTTTCTGAACTTGGCTTTATCGTAAGATTGACTCGCCCTGAGAAAGGGAAGCTACAGAGATTCCTACCCTTTGCTTCGGTGGCTGAGGCTGGGTTCGTATCTGTTGTAAGAAGTGATTGGACAGAAGAATACCTGAATGAGCTTGAACAAACTGAGTTCAATAACAAGACTTTTGATGACCAAGCGGACGGCACCTCGGACACATTTTTTCACTTAGCGAAAGATTATAGTCTTCCTGATTTTACTATTCCAGTTTTACAGTCTTCAACTCAACAACTATTCGGCTTCCAATCTACCGTCCTCCCACACTCTCAGGGACTACCACAAAACTTTAACTAAGGAGCCATATGGCTACACGAAGAACAAAAGTAGAAAAAGCTCTAGCTCCTGAAGATAAGCTAGAAAGATTTAAACTATCCGAAATGGCTTATTCTGGTTTGAACGTATTCAACGGGATTACCAAAGATGAACTAAAGGAAGAACTAAACTTCCCAAAGAGTATTAAGACTTTCAAGCAGATGTCTTATCACAGTACTGTAAACGCAGCACTTACTCTTTATGAAGCTTTAATCTCTAAAGCAGACTGGAAAGTAGTTCCTCCTTTAAACCCTACTGCAGAAGAACTAGAACAAGCTAAGTTCATTGAAGAGTGCATGCAAGATATGGATCATTCCTGGAATGACTTTATCAAAGATGTCCTGTCTATGAATATCTTTGGATTCTCCCTGCATGAGAAAGTATATCGCAGGAGAAACTACTCAAGTGGTAGTAACTTCAATGATGAAAAGATTGGCTGGAAGAAACTTCCAATTAGAAGTCAAGAAAGTATTACTAAATTCATCTTTTCAGATGACGGTAATGAGCTATTAGGTTGTACTCAAAACTCTGCTACTGTAGATGATCCTTATGGACGTTATGCTAACAGAAAAGATAAAGAAGTCAACATCCCTAAGAGTAAGATGCTTCTTTTCAGAGTAGGTAGGCATAGAGGTGATCCTTTTGGTAAGAGTCCTTTACGGGATGCTTACCTAGCCTGGAGATATCTAACTGCTCTTGAAGAGATTGAAGCTAATGGTGTAAGTAAGGACTTGGCGGGCGTTCCAATTCTGTACATCCCGCCTCAGTACTTATCTAATGATGCTTCCCCAGATCAGAAATTAATCAGAAATTTTTACGAGAATGCAATGCGTAATCTGCAGGTAAATCAGCAATCAAGCATGATCCTGCCTAACGCATATGACCCTGATACACGTCAACCTTTATTCAAGCTAGAACTACTATCTCAGACTTCTTCAGGTAAGAACTTTGATACTACTAAAGTTAAAGAATACTACAAGAACTTAGTTCTGACTTCTCTCTTTGCTGACTTACTTACAATGGGGCAGTCTACAACGGGCTCATACGCTCTAGGAAGCATTAAAAGCTCCTTGGTAGGGGTGGCTATTGAAAGCATCGTAAAAAGCATTACAGAGGTTGTAAATCAAGACCTAGTAAAGCAGACTTATGAACTTAATGGTTGGGTTGGTGCTAGACGTTGCAAGATTGACTTTGATAACCTTGAAGCTCCTGACTTAGATGTATTCAGTAAGTTCTGCCAGCGTCTAGGTTCCGTAGGCTATCTAACCAAAGACCTTGAAACGATCAACAAGATTCGTGAAGTTATTGGACTTGATCCTTTAACCGAAGAAGATGATTTTGAATCTCTTCTGCCTGATAATACTTCTCGTGCAGGAGATGGAATGAAAACACCTGGAGAAGGTACAAGCACTTCCGTAGCAGGAGATGACTCTTCTGTTGGGAATTTAGAAAACGCATAAATAAGGAAAAACTATGCCGAATATTAAAGAATTTTACATGGGTATTGACGGGGAATGTACTTTTGAGTACGATAATGATGAGATTAAGAAGTTAAAGTTGAGTGAAGTAAGCACCGGCGGCGGTTCTGTGACGATCAACAACACCCTGACATCGACCAGCACGACCGAGGCACTGAGCGCCGCGCAGGGCAAGGTGCTGCAGGATGGCAAGGCGCCCCGAGGCGGCCCTGGTGCAGCCCTGGGTGCCACGTACACCGCAGTCGATGCTGACGACGGCAAGATCTGGCCGACGCCTGTGAACGTGGCGGTCACCGTCAACACCGGCCTGATCGCTGGCTTCGGTCAGGGCTTCACCGGGGCAGGCGTGGTGTCGTTCACGGGCACGGCCACCGTCACCGACAAGCGCACCACTGGCGCCACCGACCCGGTGTGCTCCCTGGTCAACATCGGCACCAACACCTACGAAGCCTGGGGCACCAAGGCATGACAGTCCGCCCATTTATTCTTAGTGCCATCGCTGCCGCTGCGGGTGTGCTATCCGGTGGCAGCCCGGTCGCGGCCAAGGACTACGATTTCACGTCGTCGCTGCCAGCCGACTGGTCCTTCACCCGCGCCAGCACCACCGAGGCCATTGTCGGTGACGTGTTTGCTCCCGTCGCAGCCAACCAGCCCCGCATTGAGTCGTGGGGCGGTGTGTCGCGTGGCGTTGCTGTGGATGGGATGGTTACAAACCGGATGAAAAACGGATCGAACCCGTCCGCCTGGGGTGTGTACGGTGGTGTGACGATCACCACCGAGACCGGCCAGGCTCTGCCAAACGGCACGACTGGATCGGTCGCGCAGTTCACCGAGACGGCTGAAACCACGATCCACAGTTGGGCGAACGAGATCGTCGGCGCCTCAGCGGGTGTTCACACAGCGTGGTTTGTGTGGCGCAATGTTGGGTCTGTCCTGCGCAACCTACATCTGTGGGTGCAGGACACGGCAGAGGTGTCTTTCCGCCCAGATCGTGGGGCCTACCCGTATTCAGACCCAGCCCGCCAAGAGGTGACAGGTCACATTGCGCTCTCGGATGGCTGGATGCTTTCGTGGGTGACTTTTGACCTAGGGGCCACGGCACCGTCCTACATTCGGTCGTACATGCGTCCACTGGAGGTGGTCGAAGCTGGTACACATGCGGGTGACGTGAACGCAAAGATCCAGTTTTGGCACGCCCAGTGTGTGGCTGGATCTCGCCTCGGTCCTCGCATCGCGGTTCCGAGTGTGTCCGCTGTTTCAGGTTCGGCTGAAACACTGTCGCTCGGGGATCTGACTGGGATCAGCACATCTACCGGTACGTTCATCATTGAGCACGACGGCGCTGCTGCTGGGGCGTTGATCACCAGTGGCGGCAACACAATCGCCACGGCAGTTGCCAGCACCAAGACCGGCTATCAGACGCAGCGCCTGGCCGTAGCCTACAGCCCCGGAGCGTCCTGGGTGGTGAGCAACGGCGGCGCTCAGTCGTCCGGCTCCGCGCTGACATTCGCATCGGCACTTGCTGTCGCGGCAGGGGTTCGGGTCAAGCGCGTCCGATGGTATGCGACGGCTCTGACCGAGGCTGAGATGCAGGCTCTGACCAAGCCCCCTGTTCTCGGTACTGCTGGCACGGCCAACGCCTTGCGCATCGCGGCAGACAACGCTTGCCTGCCGTTCCACATCAACGGACCGTGCGGGACGCTGACCAATGCCATGATCAGATTCAAGAGCCGGATCGGATCGGGTGCGCGCAGGAACCTCCGCCTGTCGTTTGACAACTGGCACATGCACGAGAGCACGGGGGAGACGGCAAACGCCAACTCTGTGCAGATCGCCGAGGCAGCATTGCAGATCAACGGCGTGACCGTGCCACTGACGTTCGGCGGTTCAGCGTCCCGCACCATGTCTGCAGGCGAGGCTCACGTCATGAGTGACGCAGTGCTGCCAGCGGCGTTTGGGCTCTCTGAGTTCGCCGTGGGTGTGGAGGTTGTTCAACGTGTCCGCTTTGTCCTGCCTGATAGCAGCAGCTACATCACGGCATCGTACTTCCAGGGGTCCGATGGTGATGATCTGGAGCGCCTGACGTTCAATCCTTCGGCGACGACTGTGGTCAACGGCGTCGGTGGTACGGGGGCGTTTGCGTTCACCGGAACCGCGCCAATCACCAACATCTACACGGGCACGCCTCGGATGCCGGTGGGCGTGCTGCTGGGTGAGTTCACAACTGCAGCAGGCGATCCGAAGACCTACATGCTGACCGGCGCCTCGGTGTCTGAGCCTGCCTGGAACTACATCCGAAAGGGCGCTCAGACGACAACAGGCGGACCGTCAGCAATCATCGCGCTGGGCAAGGGTGGCGCGGGCAGCAAGCAGTTCTATGAGCCCACACCAACCCGATGGACGCAGTACCTGCAGCACGCTCGCGTTGGCATTACGGAGCTTGGCGTCAACGACGCTGGCAACCAGCAGTTCCACTCGCCGATCTGGGACATCTACAAGAGCGCCCCAAGCATTGCCCACCTGGCCGTTGTCAAGCACGTCCCAATCGTGACCTGCACACCCGGGTGGACGACCTACGATCAGCAGTCCAAGGGCGGGTCGTCGCTCACGCAACTGCGGGCTCGCCGAACGGTCAAGCTCAAGGCGCTCAACAGCGGCTACGTGGACTCGATCATCGACTGCGAGGCTGGTATTCAGCAGTCTCCTGTCCGTGACGATGAGCTGTGGCTGACGGATGGCGTCACGCCGAACCTGATGACGCTGGACGGCGGCCACCCGACTGAAAGCGGCCATGCCATCCTGGCGCCAAGTGCGGCAGCCCATCTGGACGCCATCGAGATTCCTGCATGACCCACCGCCTCCCCACCCTTGCCCTGGCCTGCGCTGTGATGAGTGCGCAGGCTGCACCGTGCCTGCCCAAGCAATTGGGTGGCACGGGCTCTCAGGC